GAATCTCGGAGAGAAAATTGAACATGTGGATGGAATTATATCTACTAAAAAACAAGTTAATGCAAATTCTTGGGTATATAATACTTCTTCAAGATATCAGGTATCTACTGTAAATCAGGACACTGGTGGAACAACTCTTATTCTTTCTTCTAAAATTGATAAATCTAGTCTAAAGATTGGTGATAATATTGAAGTTTTAGAGAGAATAGGTAATTTTTCTACAGGTCAAAATGTTATTCTTTCAACAAAAGTAACTTCTTTACAAACAAATAATTCTATTGGTATAGGAAATAGTTTTATACCTATAATAAACAAATCATACGATATAAGAAGAGTTTTAAAT